GCCCCGCTTCATACACAATCATGGTTAGTTCATTATTAAACTTCTTGCACAATTTAATACCATGTGCGCCATGTATCGATCCCACCTCTACAATAACAGGATTATCTGGTAACATGTTGGATGCAAAATACATGTACGTATCACAACGATCAAATTCAAAAGGCGGTGCTTCCACCATACCTAGTCTCCTGTTGGCAACACAGTAGCCCAAGCCAAGGACGCCAGCATTCTTCGTTCCTTGGCTGTAGGTGCCTTCTGGGTTGACAGAGTAAAGTCGGCAACCAAATCACAAAAACGAGCTTCCATGCGACGGGCACCCTTCCCTGCCCCACCAAGCCTTGTGGCAATCAGTTCCTTCGTCACTGTGTCCCCTGGACGCAAGACCGACAAGATGCCACGCTTGGTCCGCTCTAGCTCAGTGCGCTGAGCCTTAGTCAGAGACCGCATGTTCTTAACACCGTTCTGTTCTAGATAGGTATCATCCAACAGATTGTCGATACGATCCATCAGTCCCTCTGCCACGACATTGAGGACAGACAGCGTTTTCGGAGTCCGTTCGTCTCTCGGCGCTGTATCCTTGGTGGCCGGTGGCCGTCCTGGTGAGTTATTGCCTTCGTCGCTCGGCTGATCACCACTGGGATTATCTCCACCACCATTATCGTCACCTGGATAATCGGGCAGCGTTGTATCCCGGCGATAGCCCAGTTTGACCTTCTCAAGCTGAATGGCCAATTCGTTCTGCTTCTCCATGGTAGAGAACGGACGGTTGTACGGATTGGACTTCTCTAGCACGCCTGGGTTTTCCTCTCTGATCTTCTGCTCAGACTTGATCCGCTCAAGCTCGATCATGTAATTGACACCGAACACTTCCGTAGCCTTCTCTGACGAGATGATGCCACGATCGAGTAGTTGGATCATCAACTGCTTCTCTGCTGCTTCGTCTCGCAAAGACATAATGCCAAAGCTGATCGCCGGAATCCTCTTGAAGCCCATAGCGTCAGCGACGAGACGTAGTTCGCCTTCCATCCAGCGAATAGCGCGACTGCGGACGTACTCAAGTCGCTCTACAAGGGTCTTCAGTTGAACAAAGGCCGACTGTGCGTTACGTGTCCCAAGGTCTTGTCCACCCACCAAAGAGTCGGGAATACCCAAGCCACGAACAATGTCAGCATTGACACCAGCGTATTTTTCAGCACCCAGAATCTTGTCTGTCGGAGGATACTCTACGTGGAGATCGATCATATCGTCCCACACAAGGTCCATGACCCCGCCGCCAGTGTTGTGCTGTAGGATATCGATCAACTTGTCTACGGCTGCTGCCGTTGGAAGGATTTGTTGGTCGGACTTACCCAGCTTCCACAGACGAATAACGTTGATCACACCATCCAATGCTGCCATGTCTGCCAGGCGCATCTTCTCTTTGAACATCACATCTTCGAGAACGCCATATAGGAATGGAGTACCCCAGTCCTCCCAGTCGTCCTTCTTGTAGTAGTCAACGTAGATTTTGTTCATATCCAGTGCAACCAAAGTGCCACTCTTCTTGGCTGCCTTGACTACCTCTGGTGGGAGTTTGGCGACGAAAGCCTTCTCGGCATCTGTCTTTGGCCTCTTTATGGCATTGGCGAGACTGTGAGGAATCCTCATCCCCAGTGCATCGGAACCAAAAAAGCGACCGACTTCGCCACCGATCTTTTCGATCACGACGGGAGACAGGAATGTATATCGCCAAGGGATTTCGCGTCGGTTGGTTGTCTTTTTGGTTGTCTTGATCCTCTCGGGAGGATCGGCCACTTTCGTCTCATCCAATGTGTTTAGGCCAGTCACATCCCCTTTGGTCATCTCTTTCACGGCAGGCTTGGTGATAAATGCATTCTTACGACGAACGACCACGTTTGCGTCTCGCATGAGAAGCTTCATGAAGTCATGCGCTCGACCCTGAAGATTGACACGTCTCGCCCACTCGCGGAAGAATCTCTCCTGGGTTTTGGTTGGATGTTGTAGTTCAAGCCCCTCTGCTGCGAAATCGGTCATCAGGTCTATGATATTCCGAACCATCCCAACTTTGCGGTAGATTGCTTGGCAGGCGGCAAGAATTTCGGCGTGTTCCACTGGCAACTTATCGTTCGGACGGTGGGTATCATAATCATGGCGATTGTGTCCTGTACGAAGATTGACATCCGCAGCCAGGGTGCGGTGAGGAAGTCCATGGGTCATATGACATGTCTCTGGAAGTACGTGCTCGGTGACGCTTCTGGCCCCTTTGGTGTACAAACGCCCCTGGATCGGGGTCTTCGGCTTGCGAGTACCGGGTTTGCTTTTTGCCATTTCTGCCCCCTTACGGAATCAATCGCATTGCAGTACAAACGTGGTCCAATTTATTATACACAATCTATTCTAGACTTGCTTACCCTTTTTGATGGCCTTAAAAACCCCACCCTGACGGGTATCCTGTGCATTTCTCATCCTACCCACGCCCGGCCCACGATACATAGCCTCATTTTTGGGAGCTTTCTCTCGTTTCGCAATATTCCCAGGCACATCCTCGTAGTCAATATCATCACCCGTCGCAACATCTGTGTCGTAGATATACTTGTGGGACAGCAGGAGAGCCGTGTAACGGTCTTTACGCAGCCGCCCCTTGCGAGTACGCCCCTCAACAGCCCCCGGCTGAACCACCTGGGGAGTATCAAATCTCTCTTTACCTGTTGCAGTTTCGCTCATCTGGATGGTACAAAGTTCATTCTTTAATTCTTCCAGATTGAATACATTCTCTTCGTAGGTGTCGAAAATGACGCCAGCAGCCTTCTCGGCCTCAATGGCGGCGTACATCTTCACGCTATCGAAAGCTGGGAACAGCAACGTGCGAGTCTCCAGGCTCTTGTGGAGTGCAACGTTGGCATCCTGGTTGTATTCGGTGCTCTGCTTGACGAGATGGAGGATATGGCGTCCGTCTGTCTCACCGTCAGTATCCTTCGGCTCGTTGAAATCGATAACCTCATAGATAGGAAAATCGCCCTCGGCCATATTCATCAGTTTTTTGTTGCGAAGCATCTCGGCGACTGCATAGCCACCACCCTGGCTATCCATTTCAATCCGAACCGGATTGAACAATCTAACCACATCTCGAATCTTGGCACAACAATAGGCGTAATAGTCATCATCTGTGATCAGTCCACGCTTTTTCCGCTTGAGGAATTCTTTCTTGTTCACAGCCCAGCAATACACAACGCGGTAGTGATTAGGCCATACCTCTGTCATGGTGATAGCTAGATTGTCTCTCTCTGCGGCGGGATCGACACCCATAACATACTTGCGCTTGGATTGAGCCCTCATCAATGGTGTGAATGTAACAGGCCCATCCGGTGTTTCGATAGGCTTGTTTGGACCAACAGTACATCCTTCGATCAAACTACGTGGGTAGAAACCGTCTGAATCCTTAACAAAAACGGCACCATACTCCATGAGATAGATGTTGCGTGGCAGGGTTGCTTTCGCGTGAGCCAACTGCCGTTGATCCAATAAACCCTCTGGCAGATGTGTGTGAGGAATTCTGATGATCGCGTAGTCTCTAGTTGAATCCCTCTGGCACCAAATTCTCTCCACCAAAAATCTGGGCTACCTGATCTGGATCACCCTTGCTTCGGATGATCTTTTGCCACATCTCATACTTCTTTGCAAAATGGTTAAAGGCATAGTATGCGGTACCAGAATAAACGATTTGGTTGCCATGCATTTTACCGTCATCTGTGGTGATCTTTTTCTTGATATCTGCTGGCAGGTCAAGTTTCGCCAACTGTTTTTCGAAAGCAGCCCTCTTGGCCTCTTCGACAGGAGTCTTGGCGGTAGCCGCAAAACCACGGACAACAACGTCGAACACATCTTCTGGGATAGATGCAAACTCATCAGCAATAACTACGTTAGCACGAAAACCTCTAATCTTCGTACCGTCACCCATTGGGAGAGCATAGATAATCGACTCGCCGACACGGAAGTAGCACAAGTCTACGTTCTGTCTTGGGCCTGCTTTTTTACCTCCACCAACGATATTGCGAAGAACGGGTGCGTTGCCCCAAATGGTATCGATGTAGTTGAACACCAAGCGGGCTTGTCTCAAGCCAGCACCGACAATCACAATCTTAGTTCCAGGGTCTAGCAGGGCTCTGAGTACAGCATAAACCGCCAGC